GTGCTCCATTCTTACAAATATTTGTAGACGAAGATGACAGCCAAATACCAGAAGTGCGTGGACACGAAGGACGCAGTAGAATGGCTGCTATATTAGAAGTACACGGCGATGTACCAGTAGAAACACATTTGTTCTTCCAAGGCAAAGTAAATCGCAACAGACACATCACACCAGAGTTTGTAGAAAAGATTCAAAGATACTTAATCAGCGAAAATGACAAAATGGTAAGGGGGCCTTTGTTTGAGATTTAGAGAGATAATAGAAAACTTTGCTGACGGTAAAAAAAAAGGTAAAAGCAGACCAGGGCGTGTAAAACGCTCAGGTGCTAGTTGCAAAGGATCAGTAACTGATTTGCGCAAACGTGCAAAGAAGTATTCAGGTGAACGTGGGAGGATGTATCATTGGTGCGCAAACATGAAGGGCGGAAAGAAGAAGAAAAAATAGTAGAACTATATCCAGATGGTTATAGTACGGAGTGGAGAAAACACGAAGATATGAGTATTGACGACATAGAATGGTCACACTATATTGCTAAATACAAAGAACACGAAGCTAATAGAACAAGCACCAACGATAGAAACAAGTATTGGCAGGATTGGGCAAAAAGGAACAACATATGAAAATATCAGATATACTAAAAGAAGGCGATAACTTCGACTTATCGCCACAACAAAGAAAAATAGCAAATCTAGGTCGTGTTCTAATGGACCAAGCAACTACAACTAAAAACGACGAACTATCAAATGTAATGGCAAAAGTTGGAAACGAACTTACCAACTTTGGTGCTAACTTTGGTCCAAAAAATCTTAAAGATTTAGTTTCAAAAACAGATGTTCCTGCACCAGTTATTCAAAAACTATTAGCATATGCTGACAAGATTCTTACTGCACAAACCAACTTACAAAAAGATCAAAAAGATGGTGGATTAAATGACTCAATGTATGAAACTACAACTGCTGGTGCAGTAGCAAGTGTAGCAACTCCAGTAGGCGGCCTTGTCAGTAGACAAATGAAAAACCCAGATGGCACTGCTAAAAACGGTTTGGATAGCGATAATGTCCTAAGTAACAGCAAGCCTAAGAAGAAGAACACTAAACGCTCTAAAGATAAATAGTATAGTAATTACTATTTGGAGCATTTAAATGACAAAACAAATCAAAGAAGGTTTAGCAGATCTCGCCGACCGTGCTGAACGTGATCACGAAGTGCAAATGGCACGTAGCGATCTTTACAAAATAGCCAAATATGCAATCAAACTACATGAGATGATGAAGGGTATTAGTGAAGCAGAAGGTATCGAAGGTTGGCAACAGGCAAAAATCACAAAAGCAGCAGATTATTTAGGTTCAGTATATCATGCACTGGATTATGACACAAAGTTTGAAAGTGTAGAGATTCCGACTAAATCTGTGAGTACTAAAGCATACAAACCTAAACTTACTGATAGCGAAGTAAAATCATACAAAGGTAGTTTAGCAAGTAAACTAGCAGAAGCAAAAGGTGTTTGCCCAGACTGCGGCAAGACTAGTTACACAACCTTACCAGAAGAAAAGCAAAAAGGCGTAGACGGCAAAGTATGCTGGAAAGGCTACAAGCGTATGGGCACCAAAATGAAAGGTGGCAAACGTGTGGATAACTGCGTAAAAACGTAAGGAGAAAATCATGGCGTGTAATAAACCAAATTGTAAATGTGAAAACTGCAACTGCGGTAGCGACTGCAACTGCTAATGAAAATTAGAGAAATCATATCGGAAAAATGGAGTGAAAAATACAAAAAAAGTATTAATTGCTCTAATCCAAAAGGCTTCTCACAAAAGGCACATTGCGCAGGTAGGAAAAAAAGGAAAAAGTAATGGACTTTCATGCACTACAACAAAAATTGTTTGAACTGGATCCAACAGATCCAAGAGAAGATTTAGCAAAACTCCAAGCACAAGCAGGTGGCAACGCTCCAGCACCTGCACCACAAGTAGACTATATTGCAGAAAGTGCAAGTGTGCCAGAAGGTTCATTAAAAATGGATAGAAATTATAGTGTAAGCGACTTTGCTGCACTTGCTGGTGTACGTTTAGATGAAAAACAGAAAATGGGTAGTGCAGGACAAGCAAAAGGCAAAGATCCAATGCCTAAAGCACAACCAGGACGTACTAAGCATCCTTTAAAAGATAAACTTGTAGGTGAAGCAACCCCAGACGAAGAAGATAAATTTCACACAGACTTGGATGATCTAGTACATAAGACATTTGGTCACAGCAGTGATGAAGAAAAATCAGACAAAGATCGTATTGCCGAATTAGAAAAGCGTGTCGAAGCGTTAGAAGCACAATTAAGTGAACGCACTCTTACCAAAGGTGAAGAAAAAGAAAAAGAACGTATTGTTAAAGGTATGAAGAAAAACAAGAGCGATTTTAAAGATCGTTATGGCGACGATGCAGAAGCAGTTATGTATGCTACTGCTACAAAACGTGCAAAAAATGAATCAAGTGTTGACAGCATAAAAGATACATTGTATGCTGCACTTAACAAAAAAATGGGATTATAAATGAAACTCACAGAGCTGTTAACAGAAGGTCCTTTAGATGCATTTCTTGGTAATAGAGCTGCTCCAAGGCTAAATGCACAAAGTGGCACTGAAGCACAAATTATTGCATTAAAAGATGCATTACGTAAACATACAATTGTGACAGGTCAACTAGCAAACGGACAATTCCAAACAGCAGGCCCTGCTTGGGCAGGAGATAGCACAGGTGAATGGAGTCAAGCACTAGGTGACGCAATAATTGCATGGAAACGTAGTATAAATTTACAACTTGGCGAGAACCGTTTAGATAATACAGGCGAAGTTGGTCATCAAGATTTACAAATATTAGTGTATAGCAAATTGTATGACACTGGTAGTAAACGTGGTTTACTTAGATTAGGTAGAGACAGAGAAGAAGAACAGCAAGGTGAGCGTGGATTACCTTGGTCAGGTGAAAGATTTAGTTATGATGCAATACCTGATACTCCTGTTACAGAAATTACAGATACTAAATCTTTTGTAAATGCTATAGGATTTAGTGGTTGGGTTGCAATTGTTACAGAATTAGCAAGAGTACGCAATCTAGAAGGCACAACTATGGCAGATTTTATCAGTAGATCATTGCGTTACATTAATAGTGCATTTCAAGAATATCCTGATCGTTGGTTAACACAATATAGAACACTTGTTGTTACACAAGCATTTGCAAACGAGTCGGCTACATTAGACAATGGTAAAACTATGAAATTTCTTCCTAATGTAGGAGGTGTAAATAGTGCTAATGGTGCAAAAGAATTATATAGATATTTCAGAGATATGGCAGCAGGTCTTTTACGTAAAGGTCGTGCGGAAGAAGATGAAAAAGCTAGAGCAAATCCAGGGTCTGATGATCAAGTAAACACTGCGATTACATTATCTGAAGATAGTATCACACGTTGGGTTGTGCGTATGCATAACGCACTTGAATTTGACTTTATTGCATTTTTGCCGTTTGGGAGAGCACCAGACGATGATGTAGAAGCAATTAGTAGTCTTATGGGTCAAATCAATAGTGCAGGTGATTGGGATAGAGTTGTTGCTAAGTTTAATGACGAGTACCAACAAAATTTAAATTTTAGACTTGCTGATGAATTAAACGATGAAGACTATGATAGATTTGTACGTAGAAACCTATTTAGAATTCGCAGAATTATGCCAACTATTTTACATTCAGCAATAAATTGGGGTAATGACCAAGAAAGTTTAGATGTATCCGTAGATAGTGAAACATATCAAGTTAAGAAAAAATTAGAATCTGGTAAGGTAGTAGTTGTCGGTGGACGTAATAGAAACGTAAAAGATGCAATATTAGAAGATACTATTTTAAAAACAGCAATTACACAAACAGGCGGCAACATTCCAGACATGAATGTAGAAGTCACAAGTGAAAATTTACGTGATGCTGGATTTGTTGTTATAGCCGGTATAGAACAAGCAGCACCAGAAATGGTCGCATGGTACACAGCACAAAATCCTTTTGACGAATCAAGAGCAGCACAATTAGGACCAAGACGACTTGCAGGCATTAGAGAAGAAATGGCTAGATTGCTTGCTAACGGTATGTCAAATACATCAGCTATGTCATGGGTAGCAAACGAAGTTAACAGAGATAGAGAATGGTTAATTGGTGATGGCACTGATGAAAATCCAGGTGCAGCAAATGTTCATTTTGATAGACGCTATTTAGAAGAAGGAGATCCAACTAGAAATGGTGAGTTTGGATCTAATGACGCAGATGAACATGAAATTACAGATGAAGAACAAGAGCTAATTGATCGTTTAACTGGCACTGAAGAAGAACAGCAAGGTGTTATTGCAGAAATTGCAAATGAACCTAATCATATAGAAGTATGGTCAAGTACATATAGAGGCTTTGAAAAAAGTGAACGTGAAACTTGGGATACTACAATCGGCGATGTTGATGAGTTTATAAAAATTGCAAAAGAAGGTGCAGATAGAAACGGATCCTTGCTTGAACAAGCAATTGGTAATTTTGGTTTGGTGTATGGTGCGCCAAATCTTATGGCACAAGCATTTGAAAAAAGTATGGAAAATAGCATTCTTGCACTTATTCCTGGCGGTAGAGGACCAGGAGGTGATAACGAAACATTAGATATACTTGTGGCTGCTATTGATAACAAAACAGAATATGATTTAGTAAACGAATACTTCCGTCAAATTAGTGGTGTAACAGATGATTTGATTGATGAACTAGCAGGCGAAGAATTATTTAATTCAATGTATAATAACTTGGCAGAAAAAATTGGTGGAGAAAGTGCGGTTGACTTACGAACATCTGGTTTAACATCTAGTGTTGTACGAAGATTAGAACGTGCAGCAGAAGATCCATCACCAGAAAACTTAAATGCAATTTTGAGAGCTTTAAGCAGTAAAGAAATTTTAGATAAGGAAAGTATTACAGCAATTGTTGATGCATTAGATAACATTGTACAAGAATTTGGTGCAACTTTTGATGATGAACAACGTGAAGAAATTGCATCAATTCAAGAACGCTTAGAAGAAATCAAAGATATAATTGATGACGAAGGCTGGTGGGATTATATTTGGCGTAAAGCAGGAGGTTGGTTTGATTAATGGCTTTTTTAGTCCATCCATTACCACCTATTTCAGTTTATGTACGAAAAGAATACTTGTATGATTTAGAGAAGGGGCACGGTGAATATACTCCAGGAATCTGGATTAGTGTTAAAAGCACACAATACAAAGCATTGTATTTTGAAACACTATTAACAGACTACGGAGCATTATATGACAAACTTCCTATATCGGCATTTGTTTGGAAAATACCGCACGGCGAGATTCTTCCGCTTGATGTGCTACAGCTTTGGGATTGTTTTGATTACGACATTACCGTTGTCCAAAAACCCATCTTGTCTAGATGTGAATTTTTTGGAAAGGACAAACGTATGCATGCCGGTGAGTATGAGTTCACCATCGATAATTGTCACCGCGATCATTCCGTCCTTGACACCAACTTCTCAGAACACGATCCTGAGCACAAATCATTTAATGTTATTAGACTTGACAACGGTCAATTCGCTGCTCAGCCTAATAACAGGGTTATCTGGAGAGATAGCTCCTTAACACCTGAGAAACTATTAACACCAGATTTTAAAGTGTGTACACAAAACTATGCTGTAGAAACAGAACCAAAATGGAGTGTTGGTCATACTGACGAATGGCAGTATAAAACACTTGACGAAGAATCGAAAACATAGTATATTAAAACAATAACCAAGGAGTATTATATGAGCGATCGTGTCTATGGCCCTGAAGAAAAGGCCAAACTAGAACGTTTAGTCAAAGAAGGCGTAACCGTTTTACAAGAAATTGAAGATTTGCAAGGCGGATTAAAAGAAACAATTAAAGCAGTAGCAGAAGAATTAAATGTAAAACCAAGTTTAATTAACAAAGCAATTAAAGTAGCACAAAAACGTGATTGGAGTCGTGTGCAAGATGAGTTTGAAGACCTTGAAACAATCGTAGCTACAACCGGTTACGATAAAGATGCATAAGGACTATATATGCCATACGTAGACGCATTTTTTGACAGAGACGCAGACATTATTCGTGCAGTAGAACGCAAAGATGGTAAACGTCACTATCAAGAATATCAAGCAAAGTACACATTTTACTATGAAGATCCAAGAGGCAAATACAAAAGTATTTTTGGTGATCAATTGCAACGAGTAGTATGCAAAAACACAAAAGATTTTAGAAAAGAACTTGCTATAAACAAAGGCAAGAAAATGTTTGAGTCGGATGTAAACCCAATCTTTCAGTGTTTGAGTGAAAACTATCTTAACCAAGATGCACCTAAACTGAATGTTGCGTTTTTCGATATTGAGACAGACTTTGATCCAGAACGTGGCTTTGCGGATCCTAGTGATCCATTTATGCCAATTACTGCAATCACGGTACACTTACAATGGCTTGATGCACTTGTAACTTTTGCACTTCCACCAAAGACACTTACTATAGAACAAGCACAGGCAGAAGTTGCAGATTTTGATAATACTTATTTGTATGCTAACGAAGGAGACATGCTAGAAGCATTTCTCGATGTTATTGAAGATGCAGATATTTTGTCTGGTTGGAACTCAGAAGGTTATGATATTCCTTATACGGTAAATCGTGTTAGTCGTATACTAAGTAAAGATGATACAAGACGCTTTTGTTTGTGGCAGCAATTGCCTAAACGTAGAGAATTTGAAAAGTTTGGTAAGACTGCTGAAACATTTGATACCATCGGAAGAGTCCACATGGATTATCTCGAATTGTATCGCAAGTATACATATGAAGAACGTCATACATATAGACTAGATGCTATCGGTGAGATGGAAGTTGGTGAAAATAAAACGGTATATGAAGGCACACTTGATCAACTTTATAACAACGACTTCCGCAAGTTTATTGAATACAACAGGCAAGACGTTGCACTACTAGATAAAATTGACAAAAAACTACGTTTTATTGATCTTGCTAACGAAATTGCACACGATAATACGGTGCTTCTACAAACTACTATGGGTGCTGTGGCTGTAACAGAACAGGCTATTATTAACGAAGCACATAATAGAGGTATGCAAGTCCCTAATAGACGTGAACACGAAGGCAACACAGCAGCAGCAGGTGCATATGTTGCATTTCCAAAAAAAGGTGTGCATGAGTGGATTGGTTCAATGGATTTGAATTCACTTTATCCAAGTATTATTCGTGCTATGAATATGGCTCCAGAAACTATTATTGGTCAAATACGTTTAGATTTAACAGATGAATTTTTACACAATGCAACAACACTAGAAAAGAAAAGTTTTGCAGGTGCTTGGGAAGGCAAGTTTGCTGTATTAGAATATGATGCAGTAATGGAACAGCGTAAAGATGTTGCACTTACACTAGATTTAGAAGACGGTACTAGTCATGTACTAAGTGGTGCAGAAATATATAAATTAATTTTTGATAGTCAACAGCCGTGGATGTTGAGTGCAAATGGTACTATATTTACTTGGGAAATCGAAGGTGTTGTTCCAGGTTTATTAAAACGTTGGTATGCTGAACGTAAAGAACTACAAGCAAAAATGCGCAAAGCAATTGCAGCAGGAAATGATACAGAAATTGCGTTTTGGGATAAAAGACAGCTGGTTAAAAAGATTAACTTGAATAGTTTGTATGGTGCTATTCTTAATCCAGGTTGTAGATTTTTTGATAAACGTATCGGACAATCAACTACACTTACCGGCAGACAAATTGCAAAACACATGGCTAGTGAAGTCAATAAAATTATCACAGGCGAATATGATCATGTAGGCAAAGCAATTATATATGGTGATACAGACTCAGTTTACTTCAGTGCATATCCTGTACTCAAAGATGAAATTGCAGCAGGAGATATTCCTTGGGGCAAAGATAATGTTATTACATTGTATGATCAACTATGTGAACAAGCAAACACAACATTTCCAGACTTTATGCGTACAGCATTTCATTGTCCACGTCCACGCAGTGAAGTTATTGCAGCAGGTCGTGAAGTTGTTGCAGACACAGGGTTGTTTATTACTAAAAAACGCTATGCAGTGCGTGTGTATGACTTGGAAGGTAACCGCACTGATAAAGACGGCAAACTAGGTAAAGTTAAAGCAATGGGTTTAGACTTGAAACGTAGTGATACGCCAGTGTTTATGCAAGACTATTTAAAAACATTGCTAGACATGGTGTTGGATCTAAAGGATGAAAAAGATCTACTAGATAGTATTACTGAATTTAGACGTGAATTTAAAGAACGCCCAGGATTTGAAAAAGGTTCGCCTAAACGTGCTAACAAGATTGGACACTATCAACGACTTGAAGAAAAGCAAGGCAAAGCAAACATGCCTGGACACGTTAGAGCAAGTATCAACTGGAACACACTCAAGCGTATGAATGGTGACAAGTATTCGCAAGAGATTGTAGATGGTATGAAAGTTATTGTTTGCAAATTAAAGCAAAATCCGTTACAATATACTAGTGTTGCATATCCAACAGATGAATTGCGTTTGCCTGATTGGTTTAAAGAACTGCCGTTCGATGGGGATGCTATGGAAGAAGTTATTATTGACAACAAACTTGATAACTTGATTGGTGTACTCAACTACGATTTAGAAAGTACAAAACAAAATAATACATTTAATAGTTTATTTGAGTGGGGTTGATGTTTGAATTATTTAAAACAGAACACAAAGGTTTAGGAAGTGTTGTTGAAGTAAGTATTGATTATTCTGCACAACAAATTAAAAGGCAGTACAAAGAAAACGGAATAACTTGTAACGGAAATGAAACACAGGTAAAAAAACAAGATATAGATAATTTTTTTCAAAATGAAGTATATTGGCTTAATAAACTTCAAGGGGAATGGATACCAAAAACTCTAAATATAGATATGCATACACAAACAATAATACAAGAATATACAGGACCAAACTTATTATACCAAAAAAACAACTTGCCTGAAAATATTGTTGAGCAAGTTATAGAAATGTATAAATTTTTTAAAGATAAAAATGTTTTTAAAAGAAATGGAAGCATGAGTAATTTAACTTTAAAAGGAAATAAACTAATTGCTTTTGATTTTAAATGGGCAAAAAAAAGACCTGAAGGATTAGATATGGAAATTAAAAGTTATAATGATTGGCTTAGTAAAATAGACAAAAATTTAACAAACACTCTTAAGGAAATGTTATGAAAGTAGGATTTACATGTAGTACATTTGATTTACTACACGCAGGACATATACAAATGTTACGTGAAGCAAAAGAACAATGTGATTATTTGTTAGTAGGATTACAAATTGACCCAAGTGTAGATAGAGCTGAAAAAAATGCACCAATACAAAGTATTGTAGAACGTTATACTCAACTAAAAGCAGTATCGTATGTAGACGAAATAGTTCCATATGCTACCGAAACTGACCTAAATGATATCTTGACAATGTATCATATAGATGTTAGAATATTAGGAGAAGAGTATCGTGAAAAGGATTTTACGGGCAAGGATATTTGCAAGAAGCGGGGTATCCAGCTATATTTCAACAAAAGAGATCACCGCTTCTCATCAAGCGATTTAAGAAAACGAGTATGCGAAAGGGAAAACAATGTGGACACTTTGGATCATAAGTAGCGTGATTGACAGCGCAGAACCTAAACTCACTCAATATGAAACTTTTGAAACTGCTATGAGTTGTCATATTGAACAGGCTGTACTCGAAGCAGACTTTACACAAGAAGAAATAGCGTTCTGCGAGGACCCGAATGAATAAATTTATTTTTGATGTGGACGGAACACTAACTCCGAGTAGACAAACTATTGATCCAGAGTTTAAAGAGTTTTTCAAACACTTTATCCAAGATAACAAGGTTTGGCTTGTAACTGGTAGTGATTATGCTAAAACCGTAGAACAACTTGGAGAGGATATTTGTGAAAGTGTTGTAACCGTGTATAATTGTTCAGGAAACGATA